ACACCGGCTTCGAGCGCCAGGGCGTGCAGTTCGGCCTGCGCCGGCGTGAGTTCCTGGTCGTCGTCGCGCTTGATCTCGCCGATCAGGGTTTGCCCGCGGTAGAACATCAGCAAATCCGTCAAGCCGTCGCCGGCGCTGCTGGTGACCTTCACGCGTACGCCGATCCGGCGCAGCGCGTCCACGATGGCCGACTGGTTGCCATCGACGCGGTTTGCATGCGCGTGCCGGGTCATGGGCCGATCCTCTGGCTGGCGGTGAGCAGATCCAGGGCCGGTTCGACGTGGTCGAGGAGCCGCGTGATGGCGGCCTGGTAGCGCGCGCAGCGCGCGGCGTGCTGCTCGGGCGTGTCGTTCGGGTGCGACTTCTCGGCGTCGGCGGCGGCCAGGTGGAAGACCTGGACGCAGCAGCCGAGTTCGTTGATCCAGCGCGCGCGCACCGGATTCATGCGCGGATCGCCCGGTTCGTCCCAGGTGATCGGCACGCCCTGGAACGACAGCTTGGGCGGCCGCGCGTCGGCGGCGATGGTGATCAGGCCCTGGCGCAGCAGCAGCAGCTGCGTGCGCATGACGCCCTCGGCGTGCATGAGGCGCAGATCGGCGCGGCTGAAGGCGCTGCGGTGCATGCGGCCATCGACCTCGTCGTGGCACGGCGTGCAGCCGTAGGCGCCTTGCATGTCGGGCGGCTTCTCGCCGGCGCCGGCGGTGCCGGCCATGCGGTAGTGGCACAGCACCGCGTGATGGAATTCGCAGATCCCCGGCACGCGGATCGTGCAGGACTGGCCGGCGGCCGATTGCGTGATCGCGCTCACGTGGACTCCTGGTTGATCGACTTCATCGCGGCCGCGATGGCCGCGAACCACCGCTCGAGCTGCAGGTTGCGCTCGGAGATCAGGCCGATGGTCGCGAGCAGCTCGTCGCGCGTGAAGCCAGTGACAGGCTGGCCGTTGTACGTGACCGTGTCGGCCGACCGCAGGCCGCGCTTGACGACGGATCGGGACAGGCTCATGCGCGCCTCGCTTTGATCAGGTCGAACAGAAAATCGGTCGTGTGCTTGCTGCTCTCGCGCTGCACTTCGGCCGAGTGCGCGACTTCGGCCAGGCCGGCGAGCAGCTCGTCGCGCGTGAGGCCATCGGCCCGCTGGCCGAACAGGTACAGCGTCTTGGCCCGCTCAAGGCCGCGCTTGACGAACGACTCAGGGAGCATGGGCCTCCTTCTCGGCCTTCTCGCGCCAGAATGGATCAGGGTCAGGGACGTAGCAGCCGATCTCGGCGCCGAATTGCTGCAGGTAGGCGTAGAAGTCCAGCTGCTCGACGGTGGTGAGCCGGCTGTCTTTGCCCTCTTCGTCCTTGGTCGTCGTGCGCGCCGGGATGCGGATGCCGCCGACGGTCACGCGCTCGCCGAAGTAGCGCTTGCACATCTCGCGGTGCAGATCCTTTTTTTCCTCCGCGCCGCGCAGGCCGATGTGCGCCATCAGCGCGACATAGGCGACGCCCCACATCGAGCGGCGCTGCTTGTCGGTCGCCTCGCGCTTGTGATGCTCGACGGTCACGTCGAAGGACTGGTCGACCGGGAGCGCCTGCAGCCGCGCGATCGTACTGGCGAGGATGCCGTCGCGCCGCGGGTCGAGCTTGTTCAGCACGTGGTGGAATTCGTACTGCATCAGCCGAGCTTCCCTGCGGCCTTGAGTTCGGCGGCAGTCGCCGGATCGCATGTCTCTGCCCCGATGGTGCCGGGTGGCAGCGTGACGTCGAGCATCTTGGCGCAGTCGGCAACGGCCTTGTGCGCCCGGTCGCGATTGCGTTGCGCCCGGTCGCTGATGCGCTGGCCGGCCTCGCGGTCCGGTGGAATCTGGCGTTCGACCGGCGCCGGCGTCTCCCAAGCGTGAGGGTAGGTTGGCAGGCACTCGATGATCTCGGCCGGGGTGGGCCAGCGTTTGCAGTGGGCCTCGACCGCCTCGAACGCCAACCGCAGGCGCTCGGGGTGGAAGTGCTGCAGGCGCTCCAGCCAGATCTCGGCCGTTCCGTCGATCACGTCATCGCCTGGTGTTCCCTCCAAGCTCAAGCAAACGAGGCGCTGCATGCGGCTCAAGATCAATGTCCTGCTGTGGGTCGTGCTGTCCATCTTTTTTCCTCTGGAGCTTGGTGAGTTTGGTCATGGTTTTGGAGGGCGGCAGCACAGGTTCGCGCCGGCCATTCAGCTCGTCTTCCCATCGTTCCTGGTGCAGGTAGGTCGAGGCGTGAGGGGCGTAGCCGCGCAGCCATTGCTCATCGCTGCTCACGCGCTTTTGCACGTCGGCGATCAGCTCGTCGGCGCGGGCGTCGAGGCGCTTGCTCACCCACTTGGCGTGGGCGGTCTTCTTGCCGCGTTTGATCGGGTAGACAGCCCAAAACTCCGCGAATCTGGACACCTCGCGTGCGGCTTGCCGCACATGCTGTTGATCTTTCCCTTTCCCTTTCCCTTTCCCTTTCCCTTCCAGATCCAGATCAAGATCAAGATCAAGATCAAGATCAAGATCAGGCCGGAGTTTTCCGGAGGATTCCGGAACTTTCTGGAGCGGCTCCGGAGGAGGTGGTATCTTCGACGGCGTTGCGTGGGAGATCAGCTGATGTTTCAACCAGTTGTGAACTTGAAGGTAATGCGAGCCATCTACGACGTAGCGGGTAATGCAGCCCTCGCGCTGGAGCTGGGCGAGCCAGCCGTCGATTTCTTTCGAGGCGTCGTCGTCGTATGGGAACAGAAGGCTAGCCAGCATGCGTGGGACCGCACGCGCACGCCCTTCGTCGTCGCAGATCGTCCACAGCAGGATGAAGAGCAGACGCGCGTCGCGTGAGCAGCGGCCGAGGTTTTCCGACAGCGGCAGCTCGGGCTTGATCGATCGAATCCTTCCCACGGCTAGGCGCTCCTGACGGCATCCACCCTTGCGATCGCCGCATCAACGTCGGCGATGGCGCCGCGCTCGCGGTGGAGAATCAGCTCGATCCGGTCGCGCCACAGGCGAGGGACCATGCCGCCCTGCTTTTTCCAGTAGCCCACCGTTCCCTGGTTGGCGCCGATGCGCTTTGCCAGCTGGTTGTCGTTCGCGCACCGCAGCAGGCGACAGGCGGTCTTGATGCTCATCCGTTTCGGGATAGCAGCCATATCGAATTTTTCCTTCTATGGGTTCTTGTGCAGAGTCCTAAAGTTTGATACTTTCCGACGGCGGGGTCAACCGCTAACGGAGAGTGAAGAAAATGTGCGAGCTTGTTATCGACCGCCAGGTAGCCGAAGTCATCGGCCTGGCCCCCCAGACCACCCTCCTCGAGGACTGCCTGCTGCTCATGGAGCTGACGCAGCGCGCGCAGCCGACCGAGGTCGAGCCGCCGCCCTGCCCGCATTGCCGGCCCGGCTCGATGTGCTGGTTCCACCGCCCTTGGCTACCGGGAGTTCGCCCGTGAGGCAACGCAACCGACGTTTCGAGGAGATCACCGCGGCGCGCGTGTTCCGCGAGACGCTGATCGACAACCTGCTGGCCTGCCTCGCGTGCGGACTCCTTGGCACGCTGCTGGGGCTCTTCATCGGGCTCGCGGCGAGGATGATGCCGTGACCTTTTTCCTGCTCGCCGTCGTGTTGTTTGTCATCGGCGCCGCGATCGCCTTCACCCCGCTGCCGTGGCGCGACGACGGCGACGTGCGCGGCATCGTGCTGCACACGGTGCGTATCCCGTCCGCGCTCGAACGCCACGCGATCTGGCGCGGCCGCAACTTCCTGCGCGAGGACGCCGGCGAGCCGATCTGGCCGTCGAAGATCGTGCTACCCGAATCGCAGATCCTGAAGCGATGAAAATGTACTTTTTTACACCGGGCCAGTGGCTCGTCTGCTTGGTGGCTTTGGCCATCTGGTGGCCGGGTTTCTGGGACTTCGTCGGCAGCGCGGCTTGCTTCCTCCTCTGGCTCGCTGTGGGCGGCTTTTTCAAAGGAAATCGACGTGGCTAAATCCAAAGCGACCGTAGAAAAAATGGGCCTCCCCACCCTCGCCAAGCTTCAGAGGTTGACCGAGGAAAAACAGGCTCTGCGCGACAACTCGCGCGAGGCACTCGCGCTGCTCGGCCTGATCGACGCGGAATTCCGCACCGATCCGATGAGCGTGCAGTGCTTCGACTTGAGCATCGTCCAGCGGGTGCGCGCGTGCGTCGCGAAAGCCGAGGCGCTATGAGCGACGACGTGCTGAAGGACGAAATCCTGTCGCCCGAGGGCGTCGAGGAAAAGCTGCTGTTCGAGCAGACCTACCAGATCACGCTGACCGGCGGCGGGAAGTACCGCGTGTACTACTTCGACAAGCGCATGGGCGACCGCGTGCCGACCGGGTGTTACGACACGCTGCCCGAGGCCCGCGAGGCCACCGGCACGCACATGAACATGCAGTCGTGCCTGATCCTCGACCCGAAAAAGGTGATCAATTTCCTGTTCGAGCAGATCGCCGGGCGCCGCAACAAGGACAGCAATGACCACTGAGCGGACCCATTCAACCCAGATCGCCAACCTGCTCGTCCGCATGCGCCGCTCGAAGCGGGTCCAGACCCGCCTGCGGGTCGCGATGTGCGAGATCTGCGTGCGCGAATTTGGCATCGACCAATCCAAAGCCCCCCAGATCTGCGAGAGCTTCCTCGACGGTTACCTCGTCGGTCTGGGAATCATGCAAGCCCATCGAGTCGAACGAATCGCCAAGGAAAATCTATGACCGACAACCCACCCGATCTCGGCAAAAGCACCTCGATCGCCGACTACAGCGCCACCGAGCTGGGCCTGATCGCCCTGCGCGACAAGCACAAGAACCTGGTCCTCGACGTTTCAACGACCAAGGGCATGACCGTCGCCAAGGAGGCGCGCGCGGAGATCCGCACCTACCGCGTGAACCTCGAAAAATTGCGCGTCGAGATCAAGGCGCCGGCGCTCGAACGCTGCCGGCTGATCGACGCCGAGGCCAAGCGCATCACCGAGGAGCTGCTCAAGCTGGAAACGCCGATCGATGAGGCGATCAAGGCCGAGGAGGCGCGCAAGGAGGTGGCCCGCAAGGCCCGCGAGGACGCCGAGAAGGAGCGGCTGGCGCAGATCGAGCGCGACCGGCTGGCCGCGGAGCGCGCCGAGGCCGAGCGCGTGCAGCGCGAGAAGGAGGAGGCGCTCGCGGCCGAGCGCGCGTCGCTCGCCGCCGAACGGGCCGAATTCGAGCGCCAGCAGGCCGAGGCGGCCGCCGCCGAAAAGGCGAGGCGGGAGGAGGCCGACGCCGCGCTCGCCCGCGAGCGGGCCGCAGAGGCCGAGAAACTGGCCGCCGAGCGCAACGCGCACCGGCAGGCGCTGGAAGCCGAGGCCGCGAACGCGAAGGCCGAGCGCGACCGCCTGGCGCAGGAACGCGCGCTGGAGCATGAGGCGCGCGTGCAGGCCGATCGCGAGGCCGCGGCCGAGCGCGAGCGCCTCGCCGCGGCCGAGCGCGACCGGCTGATGGCCGAGCGGCTGGAACTCGACCGACGCCAAGCCGAGGAACGCCAGAAGGCCTACCAGCAACACCTCGACACGCTGCGCGCGAATTCGACCGATCTGCTCAAGGCCGCCATCGACGCGCACAAGCTGCTGCTCGAGGTCGAGGACGGCGTCTACGCCGACGACGACGTCACCGTGGCGCTGGGTTTCGCGATCGAACACAACAGCGCGCAGCAGCAGCTGCCGCTCCCGCCGGTGGCGACCAAGCCGACCAAGAAACCTCGCAAGAAAAAAGGAGAACCCGCATGAACACCGCAACCGAAAAAGCCGCCGAGCGCGCGATCGCCCGCCCGGTGGCAACACCGTCCGACCTGATCCGCTACGCGCTCGAAAAGAAAGTCGACATCGCGCAGCTGCGGGAGCTGTACGAGCTGCAGAAAATCTGGGAGGCCGACCAGGCCCGGAAAACCTTCGTCACCGAGATGGCCGCCGCCAAGGCCGACGCGCCGATCATCGTCAAGGAGAAGGCCGTCAGCTACCAGACCACGGGCGGCGGCACGACCGCGTACATGCACGCGACGATCGGCAACGTCGTCGGCAACATCGTGCCGTGGCTCGCCAAGCACGGCTTCTCGCACCGTTGGACCACGCGCCAAGCCGACGGCCTGATCTACGTCACGTGCACCCTGACGCATGAGGCCGGCCACTCCGAGACGTGCGAGCTGTTCGCCGCGCCGGATGAGTCGGGCGGCAAGAACGCGATCCAAGCCTTGGTGTCGGCCAAGACGTACCTCGAACGCCACACGCTGCTCGCGCTGACCGGACTGGCCACGGCCGACGACGACGACGACGGCCGCGCCGGCGGTGGCACTCCCGGCGTCAGCGCCGAGGACCAGAAGGTCATCGACCAGTGGACCGAACACTTCAACGCGATCATCGATCTGGAGCAGCTGCGGATCTCCAAGGCCGACATGATCGATGCGTACAAGGGCGAGTCGAACGTGCCGCCGGTCCTGCTGGGCACCTACCTGCTGCGCGCCAAGGCCATCAAGGCGACCACCGAGGTGACTCCATGACGGCCCTGTACAAAGGCCACCGCCAAGGCGGTCGGGCCGACCCGGTCGTGGTCACCGCCGACGGCCGGCCGCTGTCGCCCGTGCCGAGCCTGCGAGTCGCGAACCATTCGCCGGATGGATTCAATTGGGGCTATGGCGGCAGCGGGCCGTCGCAGCTGGCGCTGGCGTTGCTGCTCGACCACACCGGCAGCGAGGAAGTGGCGCTCAACCACTACCAAGCGTTCAAGGCCGCGCACGTGGCGCACTGGGGCTACCAGTGGGAACTGACCGCCGAGCAGCTCGAAGACTGGCTCAAGAAGGTGCGCCATGACTGACGAATTCCGCCAGCCGACGCTGACGATCCAAGGCGTCTCGCCGATGTGCCTGCTGTCGGTCGCGACGTTCGCCAAGGTGTGCACGGTGCTGATCGAGGGCAAGTTCAAGTACATCACGCTCGGGATCGGCGAGGACGAGCCCAACCACCGGCACATCCTGGTCATCACCGGCTGCGACGAGAACGCGCAGCTGCTGCCCACCAGCGCCACGCACGCGATCGAGGTGCTGGTCATTCCAGATCCATCCGAACCCGAGCCCGAGCCCGGCCCGAAGGTGATCATGCCGGGAGATCCGCGCCAGCACGATCCCGACGCCGAAGCGCCGACCGAGCCGCCGAAGATCATCGTGCCGGGGGCCACCAATGGCGGCGAGTGACCTCTCCCCCGAACGGCTGGGCCTGCTGACCGGCAGCATGGCGGCCGTGATCATGGGCGGCCTGAAGACCGAAGGCCTCGACAACTACGTGCGCCGGCTCGCCGGCGAACGCCTGCACGGCGTGCTGGACGAGGAGGAATTCTCCAGCCGCTGGATGAAGCGCGGCAAGAAATTCGAGCCCCGCGCGCTCGACTGGTACGAATTCCACACCGACTGCTTCGACGTGGAGCGCCAGGTGTTCGTGCGCCACCGCGACATGCCCTACGTCGCGGCCACGCCAGACGGCCTGATCCGCGGGGTTCGCACCATCGAGACGAAGGCGCCCTCGTTCGCCGAATGGTCGCAGACCAAGCAGACGCGCGAGGTGCCGACCGAGTACCGCTGGCAGTGCCGCTGGCAGGCGTGGGCGGCCGGCGTGAAGGAGTTTCACTTCGTCGCGTGGCACCCGCAGGGCGGCGGCGTGATCGTGGAGGAGCAGCTCACCGAGGACGACGTGATCGAGATGACCAATCGCGCGATCACGGTCGAGATGATGGTGCAGGAAATGATGGAGGAGATCGCATGAGGGTAATTCTCAGGGCCAACGGCACGAAGATCGAGCTGACCCGCAAGCACACGATGGACGAGTTGAGCAAGCTGATCGGCGCGAAGATTATCGACACCGTCACGCTGACCGATCGCGTGCACGTGATGCTGGTCAACGACAACGGCCACCGACTCGGCCTGCCGGCCAACAACGCGGCGACCGTGCTGTATCACGCCAAATGCAGGCCGGGCTCGAACCCGCCGCCGATCGTGGGCGACGTCGCCGTCGTTCCGGACAACGACTTTGCCGACGAGGCGCCGCTATGAGAGATCTCCACGAATTGGACCACGCGCGCGACGTGAAATTCGAGCTGGACTTCTACGGCGGCCACGGCGACGGCAGCAACGGCGTGTTCCGCTTCATGTCCTGCGAGGACGCCAAGCCGATGGCCGTGATCGCGAGCGTCGGCGACGGCTGGGACCACGTCAGCGTGTCGCGCCCCGACCGCTGCCCGACCTACGACGAGATGGAGCAGATCGCCAAGGCGTTCTTCAAGGACGACGAGGCCGCCGTGCAGTACCACGTGCCGGCCAAGGACCACGTCAACGTGCACCGTTTCTGCCTGCACTGGTGGCGGCCGACCTACGTGAAGCTGGTGCGGCCGCCGGGCTACATGATCGGGCCGAAAGCATGACCATCGCCGACCTGATCCAAGCGCACTGGGACGACGTGTCGAAGGCGCTCTCCTTGGTGATTCTCGTCTGGTCCATCCATCGCCTCGCCTGCGCCTGGCGCGCGTTCTGGAGCGTGATGAAATGATCGACCACGTGTGCACCGTCACCGGCTGGCGCCGGTTCTACCGCCTGCCGGTGCTGTGGCTGCTGCACCTCGTCACCGGCACGACGGGCTTTCGCTGCAAGACGTGCGGCGCAGAAGTCAGGTGGCGGCCGTGAGGCGCGTGCTGCTGCTCGCCGCCGCGATCCTCTGCCTGATGACGGCTTGGGCGGCGTGGGACTGGTACTCCTGGCGCGAGTGCTTGGACGCCAATCCCTGGTGGTACTGCGCGCGAGTTCTCGACTAAAAAAAGGAAACGACACATGACTCTGATGTTCTCAGCCGCGCTGCGCTCGCTGTTCGACCGCATCGCTGGGCTTTTTCGCTGGAAGGCTGCGACACCTGCGGCACCTGCGACACCTGTTCTTCCTGATGCACCGAAGAAAAAGCGCACTCGACTGGGCGACTGGGATTGGACCCTGTCGGATCTGCTCGACTCACTCGACACGACGTTCGAGGGACTGACCAAACGCATCCCGCGCGGCGCCGGCCTCGACCGCGACAGCAGGACCGCCTTCCGCAAACTCGGCCCTCTGGTGGTCGAAAACGGCAAGGCCTATCGGATCGGCGCACTGGTGGACGCACCGGAAAAAATCCCGACCTTTATCTTCGTGTCGATGTCGACGGGAGGCAATCCAGAAACCCACAATGACGACGACACCCGGTACTACCCTGAATTTGTATACATTCAGCGGATGAAGGGCGTTCCGTACAACGTCGAGCTGACCACCGGAATCGTCTGTCAGGTGTCGGTCGGGATCCGCGTGGCATGGAGCGCGAAAGAGCAGCGCGTGCACGGCGCCTCGCGCACGTACTGGTGCAGCGGCTACGCCAGCGTGGACCGCGCGACCGGCGTGATCACCATGCTGCAGTACCGGCATCCGGAGTGGCATGAGATCCGGCATCGCCGGGGCGCACCCAGTCACATTCGCCGGGAATCGTTCGACCACGGCAGCATCATCTACGAAAAGCACACGCCGCAAGAGGTTGCCGAATTCGTCGGCTGGGCCATCGACGCGCACCAGCGCATCGGGATCAGCTGGACGGTCGGCGTTCGCAAGAGCGGCGCGCGGGCGACGTTCCTGGTCGGCCCGAACCGCACGAAGTACTACTTCAAGGATCGCGATCGCACGGCCCTGTGTCCGGACGGCAGCAGGCGCCGGATCGTGCACTACGTGAAGGAGCATCAGCGCATCAGGGACGGCAAGACATCCACTGTGCACGAACACATCCGCGGCGCGAGCCGCTTCACTTGGAACGGGTTCGAGTGCGCCGTTACCGCGCCGAAATTCAACGTGTTCGACGCGCGCACCTTCACCGCGGGCGGCGTCGATATGGAGGCCAGTGAGCCGATCCCGGCCGGATTGGTTTCGACCGGCGAGGCTGCCGGCATTCTGGCGGATCGCGAAGATCTCCTGCAGGAACGCCGCTGAAAAAAAGGGGCGCTTTCGCGCCCCTTCTTCATTTGCACTTTTTGCAGATTACGGTTGCGGTGCCGCCGAGCAGTGCGCGGTCGCCATGCAACGCGCGTGCGATACTTGGCCTCGATGATCATCGTCGGCCTCGACAGCGACTTCCGCGAACAGGCGCATGAGCGCATCCGGAACTGTCCGCCGGCCCATCGAAACGCGCCCTTCGGCGACCAGGATTGGCCACGGGCTTTCGTCGGTTTCACCGGCGAGGTCGTGGCGGAATTTCTGCTGCAGCGGTTCCGGATCCCCTTCAAGTACAGCAAGGGCGACACGCGCTACGACTACGAGATCTTCGGGCAGCGATGGGAAGCCAAGAGCGCGCACTGCACGCGGCCGCCGCTGGGCAAATACGAAAGCAATGTCTCGAAGCTGCGCTACGACCACCAGCGGGTGTTCGGCTACCTCTTTATGAGCATCCAGTGCACCGACAAGCACGACATCGATTCGTACCACACCGTCTACGTGTGCGGGTGCTGCACGCGCGAGCTGCTCGAGGAAAAAGGCGTCGACCACAAGGAAGGCGAAATCGTCAAAAAGTGTACTTTTTCCTACGACTGCCGGTCGATCCAGAATCGCCTGCTCACGCCTCTTTCCCAGATGGCCTCCGTTTTCGAGCCGCCAGAATTGGTCCGCGTCGAGCCCGTCCTTGACTGCTCGCCCGTCCAGCTGGGGTTGATTTAGCGAGCTTCGCGGCGGCGAGGCGCTTCAGCGCGCGCGTTTTGGCGGCCTTCACGGCGGCGTTTTTCTTCGCGGCGACGGCCGACCGGAGCATGATCTCCTGCTGCTCCTCCTTGGTCAGGAGCGCGTTGGTCGCGCCACTGATGTAGTAGTAGATCGAGCTGCCGTCGAAGTAAAAAACACACACCGTGTTTCTGCCCGCGGTGAGGTTCGCCGGCGGCATGCCGTGAACGCTCAAGGGCCAGCTCAAGGCCACGTTCACGCCGGCGTAGATGTTGACGACGCAGATGCAGCTGGCCGGCGGGGCCGAGAACGCGATGGTGACGTTGGCCGCGCCGTTCGGGGCCATCGCCTGGTTGGTCGCGGCGCCCCAGTTGATCGTCACGCCGCTGCCAGTGAAGATGCCGATGTCGTAGTACGGTGCCACCTGCACCGAACAGGAGATCGAGCCGCTGAAGGTCTTGGCGCCCGCGATGGTCTGCGTGCCCGAGGTCATCACGCCGCCAAAGCCCGCGCTCGCCGGCTGCAGCGTGAGGGTCGCGCCGCTGATCGACGCGCCCTGCAGGTTCGGCGCCGCGCCGATGTTCGCCATCGTGGTGACGCCACTGCTGGCGCCGGGGAAGTTCGCGGCCGTCAGGTTGCCGGGGATGACGAAATTGCCGCTGGCGTCCAGCGACGCCAGCAAGGTGCCGCCGGCGCCAGGATTGTTGGTCGCGTCGTTGTGCACGCCGTTCTTGAACCAAGCGAAACCGCCGGGGCTGCGGTTGTATTGCGCGTTCGACTGCACGCCGATGCCGTAGCTGCCAGATCCCCACAGCGAGATCATCTGCCGCGTGGTCGCGCCGAAGTCCAGGTAGGCGCTCGGGATGTAGGGATTGCCGCCGTAAAAAGCGGCCGGCCCGTAGATCTGCACCTTGTAGACGCCGTCGTCGGCATTCGAGCCGAACGATAGCCGGCCGGTGGACACCGTCGCGCCGGATCCGGTGTTGCCGAACCCGTAGATGATGTTGCCGATGGACATGCCGCCGTCGGCGGTCGCACTGGCGGGCTGCGCGCCGTAGCCGATGGCGATGGCGAAGTTGGCCGTCGTGACGTTGCCGCCGGCCGAGTGGCCGATGGCGGTGCCTTGCGCCCCGGTGGAAAGATTCTGCAACGCACCGTTGCCGACGGCCGCGTTCAGCCCCGAGGTGCACAGTTGCAGCGCGACGTTGCCGACGCCGGTATTCTGCGCGCCGCTGACGTTGGTCGCGACCGCGTTGGAGCCGATGGCGACCGTGCCGCCGCCGCTCTGGTTCGACTTGCCGGCCTCGCGGCCGAGGAACACGCTGTTGCCCGCCGTCGTCAAGGCGCCGCCGGCAGAGCGTCCCAGGGCCACGTTGTCGGACCCGGTCAGCGTGAAGTTGCCGGCGCCCGCGCCGAGGAAGAAGTTGGGCGTGGCACCGCCGCCGAAGGAATGCAGGACCGGCACCCCGTTGATGCGGATCACGCCGACGGTCGCGCTGGCCGTCGTGGGCAGATCGAACGAGGAGCTGCTGATCACCTGGGCGAAGGTCTTCGCACCGGCGAACGCCTGCGCGCCGGTCGTGACCACGCCGCCGAACGACTGGTTGGCCGGCTCAAGGTTGAGGACGCTGGCGGCGAGCGTCATCGCGGTGGCGTTCGGGTTCGAGCCAATCGCGCCGAGCGAGCCGAGCGAGCCGGATCCGGTGGCGCCCGTCGGGCCGGTCGCGCCGGTGGGGCCGGTGGCGCCCGTTGCGCCGGCGCCGGTCGCGCCGGTGGGTCCGGTCGCCCCGATTGCGCCAGGCGTGCCTACACCCGTGGCGCCTGTTGCGCCTGTTGCGCCGGTGGCGCCCGTGACGCCGGCGCCGGTGGCTCCGGTCGGCCCGGTCGCGCCGACGGCGCCGATGGTGTCGGCCAGTGCGGACTGGCTCACGGCGGCAGTACCACGTAGCTGAGATTGGTCAGCGTGTGGCCGCTCGGCGGTGCCGTGCTCGGTGCGCCGGTCGTGACCCACGATTCCCAGACCGCGCCCGCCGCGTACCAACCTTGGTTCTTGTAGGTCGGCGGGGCGGTGGTCGTGACGATGCCGAAGACGGCGAGGTAGCCATTGTCGGCGCTGACGGTTCCTTCGTTGCCGCCCAGTTGCGGAGCGACTACGACCCCGCCCAAAAAGTAGCCGTCGCGCGCGGTCACGACAGGTTCACCGGGCCGTTGTTCCAAGGGTGGATGACTTGGCCGACTTGGATGAATTGCGCGGCAGGCGAGCCGGTCAGCGGATACACATCGCCGGTCGCGATTCCGGACGATCCGACCCACATGTCTTGAAAGGTTCCCATCCGCCCCCTCGCTCCAACGGTGAGGCCGAAAGCGGAGCAAGGAAACATGTCCCAAAGACCGCTCATGTCGTTGGGGATGGCAAGGCCAGCCGCTGATTCCCACGCGGCCTGCGTTGTGCTGGAGCCACCGGCCTGATTCGTTTGTCCTACGTTCAAAACATTTATGCCCGCGCTGGCACTGAAGCCGATCACTCCACCATTCGAGTACCCCGTCGTAGGATTCGCCAGCTTGTCGATGAAGCCCTGAAAGGCGAGATTGCCGCCCGCGAACACGATGATCCTTGTGCATTGCCCGTCGTTCGTTTGCATCACCGACCAGCGTGTCGCCAAGTCGGTGGAAAAATTCGGGACACTCGCGGCACTCACGACGAGGGTTGCATCTGTCGCTGTCGGATCGAGCGTCGTGGATCCGCCGGTGAACCCGGCGTTTGAAACTGCGTACTTGATGGTCTGCGGGTTGCTGCCGCTGACGGGAGACAGGGAAATTAGAACTTGAGTCGTTGACAGGATCCCCGACTGACCAAGCACGATCCACGAGTGCGCGCCGCCGCTCTGGTTCCACACCAGATTTGCATCAGTCACCCAACGGTCGATGCCATCGCCGGGAACGCCTGCGACGACGCTGTTGCAACTGTACTTGACCACGAAGGGCGACGCGGCGAAGGCGAGCATTTGATTCTTGATCGTGCGCCACATCAAGCGAACGTCCGCGAGCAGCGTGCCTTGCGCTGCAATCGCGTTGTTGCAACTCATCTGCCACGCTTTGCTCAGGGTCGGAAGGGGAAAGGCCATCAGGGTTGTACCTCAAGCCATGCGCCGCGACAGGTCGCGCGATCGCTGCCGTTGGCCGCCGTGATCCAGCATTCGGCGGTGAAGATTCCGGCGTTCGCGCCGGGCCGGAAAGACGCTGACACGGGCGTCGTGACCAGCGACGTGGTCAAGCCGTTGACCGCCGCCGTCGTCGCGATCAACGCCGGTGCGCCGGTGCCGGTTTCGCGATTCAGATCGCCCTGCACCGTGATCGCCGCGTTGGTTGTCTCGAGCAGCATGTTGAACGTGATGACCGACGTCGCCGACAGGCCCCAGCTTGCATCGTTCGGATCGAAAAACTTCGAGCCGAGAGAGAGCTTCGTCGTCGCGTCGTACTTGGTCGACTGCGTCGAATCGCTGAAGGGAAAAGGGTACTTTTTCGCCCCCGCGCCGCCCGCGCCGGCCCCGCCGACCGTCTTGCCGCGCATGTTGAAAAGGTAGCCACTGACCGCGGTGTCGGCCCACAAAAGCGGCTTGGAGATCTGCCCCGCCGTCGAAGGCTCGAGCGCCGTCAGCGTCCCCGCCGTCGTCGGACTGAGGAAGTAGACCGTGTCCGCAACGAGGCCCGCGAAGGCGGAAATATAGCCGCCCACGCACAGCTTGAAATGGCTCGCGTCGACCACCTGCACGACGATGCCGACGACCTCCGCGTTCGCCGGCGTGTCGGCCTTGGCTTTCGAGTACGTGCCGGATCCGCTGATCTGCAGCACGTCGCCGGCCCCGAACCCGTGCGCGGGTTGCGTGACCGTGCGGACGAGCGAGCTGCCACCCGCCAGCGCGGCCGGCAGATCCGCGATCATGTGCGGATCGAGGTCGAAGTTCGTTTGCGGCGTCGCCGGACTGTTCGCCGGCTGGTAACCGGAGTTGCTGCCCGGCGTGGCCAGGCCGCCGCCGCGCGACAGGAGGAGGCGGTTCTCGCTGCGCGTGATCGCGGTCGTGGTGGTGCTGCCGCTCTTCACGCTCCTGCCGTTGAGGCGCTTCTGCCTCGACTGCTCGGTCAGCGCGACCGGCGTGACGGAGCCGTCACCCGTGACGATGTTGCCGGCAGTGGGCTCGAACAGCGCCAGCGAGCCGTCGTCCAGGCGAATGAACAAATCCTCGCCGATCACCGCGCCCACGGTCGCGTCGGGATCGACCCAGATGCCCTTGTTGGCCCGGAACAGCTGCAGGAAGCTTTTCATCAGCGGTTACTTGGGAATGAGAGGGCCGGTGTGGGGAACTTCCCCGCGGAATTTCGTGCCGGGGGCCAGACCGAACAGCTCGTCGGGAAGGCCTTGCTCGATGTCTTCCTTGACGTTGCGCGGCCGCGTGTAGTGCTGGTTCGGATCGGTGGCTTGGGCGTACTGCTGCAGGCCGGTCGGGACCAGCATGCTCCGCAGTACGTTGCCGCCGACCTCGCTCCACGGGTTGCCGTCCTTGCCGTGCCGGCGCCCGTAGTCGAGCGTGTTGGAAATCCGCCGGATCTGGTCGGTGATCGGCAGGGTCCGGATGCCCCAGTGCCACAGGGTTTTTCCGCTCGCGCTGCCCAGCGAAATCAGGGTGGCGTTGATCGACTGGTCCTTCGACATCTTCATCTCGTCCTGGTAGAGATGCCGCAGGCTGGCGCCGATCTGCAGCATCGCCGCCGGCGCACCGTGGAACGCTTCGGCTCCAACGTCGAGCCCGAAGAGCGAGGCGTCGCCCGGCTTGATCGGCTCTTCCGTATCCCCCGGCTGCTTCTTCTTTTTCGGCTCCGCGCCGGGAACACCGCCGATCTGGTCGGCGAACACCGCACCCGTCGCGACGAGGATCGCGCCCACGCCCTGCGAGCCGATGTTTTTCATAATGTAGTCGGCGCGATCGGGCGTCATCTCGCCCTTGCCGGCGGCCTCGAGCGCGGCCTTGACGCCACCGAACAGCAGCGAGGTGCCTTGCTTGAACACGTTCGGACCCACGCGCGCGACCGGCAGCAGCGAGCGCTCGATGAAGGCCACCGCGTTGGCGAACGGATGGTCGGATTTTTCCAGATCGCGGATGTGCGCGATCATCGCGTCGTTCCAGCGATTCTTGCCCTGCATCTTTTCGTCGTAGGCGCGCGCCATCGCGCGGTCCTGCATCGACGCCTGCACCGACTCCAGGTTCATGTGCGACTCGATCTCGGCGTCAGTCAGGCCGGCTTTCTTCAGCGCCTTGCCCATCTGGATGCGCTGGTTCGCCAGCGATTCGTAGTAGGCCGGGTGCGACAGGAACTGCTTGATGAAACCGTGCGAGCGCGCCGGATACGCGGCCAGGACGCGCGCCACTTCCGCTGCCTTGCCCATCTTGCCCTCCGTCTGCATCGCCTCCGTCAGCGTGCCAAGGTGCGAGTAGGCCGCGTCGGACATTTTGCCGGGATCTCCCAGCGCCATCTCGAGCTTCGAGGCGCCGTGCTTGAGCGTTTCCAGCGCCGCGCCCTTGGCCTGCAGCGTGACGATGCCGTGCGCGGTGTCCTTGATCAGACCGCCGAGCGCACCGTAACGCGCCTTGAGCCCAGCGGCCGTCATGCCGGCGCCGTAGTCGTGCGACATCTCGGCGATCCGCGCGATGGCCGGAATCATCTTGAGGACGCTGATCGTGCCGCTCGAGAGAAACTCCTTGGCGTGTCCACCCAGGACGGCCGCGGCGAGTTTCTTGTGCACCAGGTACGAGGTGAAGATGTTGAACAGGTGTCCCGCGTGCACGGCGCCCATCAGCTTTTTGTGCCACGGCGCGTTCAGGCGTTCGCCCTTCTGCACGTGGAATTCGATCTGGTTTTCCAGCTCCCGCACGCGCAGCCGCGCCTGCTTGACCTCCTCGCTGTAATTCGGTGGCGTGCGCTTGCCGGCGCCCTCCTCCGGAAAGTCGTTTTCGGCCAGCTGCCGGCTCAACTCCTTTTCCCGTTTCCCCAGGCGCGTGATGGCCGCCTTGTTCTTGGCGACCATGGGATCGGCCGGGCGCGTGGCTTCCGGCGACGGCCGCATGTTGTTCACCTCTTTCTGCTTGGCCGCGCGCTCGGCTTTCAGCTCGGCGATTCGTTCGATTTCCGGTCCTTGCAGCTTGCCCTTTTTCGCGTCCGCTTCGCCTTTGGCGATCTGCTCATCGAGCTTGGCGACCTCGTTCTCGAGCCGCTTGACCTCGCGCTCGTTGCGCGCCGTTTCCGGATCCTTCGGCGCGGGTTTTTCCTGCAGCGCGTCGTGCTGCTCTTTTAGCTTTTTATACTCCTCGCGCATCTGCGTGGTTTTCTCGTCCCACTGCGGTTTGGCCTTCTTCGCGGTCGGTGCGGCGTCGCGGTTGGCGATCTTCTCCTTCAGGACTTCCATGCGCTTTGCGACGCGCGCCTGCTCGGCCTTGTTCTTCGCGATATTCGGATCCACCGGCCGCGTCGGCGGCGGCGAGGGTTCCTGCATGTCGCGCTCTTGCTTGAGCGCGTCACGCTTCTCGCGCAGCGCGGTGATCTCGGGCGTGTCGATCGGCGTTCCCTTCTCGCGCGCGTTCCTGACGGCGAAGGCGAGCTGCCGCGACAGGTCGGTGATCTGGTTGGTCAGTCGCGCCTTTTCCTTCGCGGTCGCCGCGGCGGTGCGCTTGGCCTCGCCGGCGTCGAGGCCTTCGTTGACGTGTTCCAGGTCGCGGATCCGCGCGCGAACTTCAGCACGCCGCGCGGCGGCTTCACTCTGCGTGCGCGCCGTGGTGTCGGTGATCGCGTGCGCGATCTCGGACTTGTCGTGCGGCGCGAATTCGTTGATGAACTCATGCGTCTGGTCGATCACCTTGGCCTCGTCGGTTTCGCCGGCGTCCATGATCTCGTTGGCCTTCGCGCGGATGGCCTCGCCGAAGTGGCCTGCTTCGGCACCCTTGGCGACGCGGCGCAAGTCGCGTTCGCGGGCCTGCAGCCTGCGGGTTTCGTCGTTGTACTCGGGTGTGCACTTCATGGGATGGGACAAGCCTTGAGGCGGGCGGCGATCTGGTCTTCGTGCTTGCTGATCTCTTTTTTCAGCCGGGCCTGCATCCTCTCATCCGGCGTCTGTTTCGGCTTGGGCTCGCGCGGCGGCGCGGGCTTGGCTTCCCCGCCCGCCTTGCCTTCGCCGGCGGCCTTCGTCTTGCCCTTGCCTTTGCCCTCCGCGATCGCCTTCTGCGCTTCCAGCTCCTTCGTCAGGCGCTCGATGGTCGCGCGCGTACTCTCGCCCCACTTTCCGCGGTACGCCACCTTCGCCCGCGCGATCGTGTGCGCCAGCGAGAAGTCGCGCGTCAGTCCCGCCTTCGTCGCGTTGAGCGAACGTCCCACCGCACTCTTGCTGTGCTGCGCGGCGCGCTCGTTGGTTTCGAGCGCATTCTCGATCTGCGCGCGCTCGAGGCGACCCTTGATCTCGGCGCCCTTGTCGCCCTCGTCCAGCGCCTTGGCGATCGCGCGCGTCGCCTCATCGAATCGGTTCTGCAGATCCACGCGGTGATTGAGCAGCGCCATCGACTCGACGTCATCGATCGGCCGCTTCGACTTGACCACCTCGTTGGCCAGGTTGCTCGCGTAGTTCGGATCCTGCGCGATGCGGTCCTTGGCCTTGGCGTCCGCTTCGTGCCATTCGTGCGGCGTGTCGGGCGGCAGTACCGACGCCCCGCGATCCTCGCGCTGCTTCGTCGTGGCGTCCTTCGTCGCCAGGATGGTTTCGTCAGTTTTGGCGGGCTCGGCCGGCTTGCCCTCCGGAGCGGGCGCCGGGGTTTCGTCAGTTTTGGCGGCTGGCGCGGGTTCGCCGGCCTTGGCCTCTTCCGGCGTGATCAGCGGAGGTGGGGCAGGCTCTTGACCCACCGGAGCCACCGGCTCGGTGGCGGCTTTGGTGACGGGTTCGGTGGCGACTTCGGTGCCGCCTCCCTCTGCAGCTGCATCAGGGCCGCCAGGCACCCTTGGGACAGGCTCCCTGCCAGCAGCCACCGGGGGTTCGACGGGAGCAGCTTCTTTGGCACCGGGAGCCTCCAGCGGCAGCGGCAGTTGCGTGGGCGCGGCGACGGCCGCCGGTTGGACCGGCTCGGGCGCGCGCGCCTCCACGGGCGTTACAGGCGGTTCTACGACGGGAGCCGGTTCCGGTGCAACCGGCTGGACCGGCGCCGGCTCGACCTTGATCGCCGTGGTATCGGGCGCACCCGGTGAGCCGACGGGTGGCGGCGTGACGTTGAGCGGCTGGCCCGGCGGCGCGGCGGGCCGACCGCGAGACTCGTAGTCGAACGCGGCGAGGTTGGCGGCGGCGGCGCGCTGCTCTTCGGGCGTGGCGGCGTTCTGCCAGCGAGCCATCAGCGCATCGCGGGTGGCCGCGCGGTCCTGTTCGGGCGTCAGCGGCGCGGCTTCCGGCGGCGGCGGGTTCACGTCGGCGCGCTCGCGCGATTCGGCGGCCCTGGCCATGTCGCGCGGCGTGATCGGCTCGGCACCGCCATGCCCGCCACCGAAGGCGAACGGCGCGGCGCCCAGCGCGGCCAAGATCGACTCCGTAGGCGAGTACTCCTGGTGCATCGATTCGGGCAGCAGTTCGTTGCTGGCGCGGCGGCCGACTTCGGCGATCGCCGGCGCGGCGGCCGTCTGCATCAGCAGGCGCGAGACGAGCGACTTGCCCAGGTACGGCACCAGCAGCGAGGACAGGTTCTGGCCCGCCTCGATCCCGGTGCCGGCCACGCCCTGCTCGACCGTGCCGCCGGCCTTGACCACCTCGCGGCCACGGCCGCCGCCGAACATGCCGGCGATGCCTGTCAGCGGCATCTGCATCATCGACTCTTCCGGGCTCGACGGCGCGATCGCCGCGGCCTTGTCGCCGAAGTAGTCGGCGGCGCGGAACAACGGATCCTGGATCGCCGGAACGTCGGGCGCCACCAGCGTCGAGGCGCCGGCGCCGGCCATCGCCAGCTGGCTCAAGCCGCCCAGTCCCGCACGCTGCACTTCCGGCAGGAATCGAGTGGCCTCAAGCCCCGGCACGATGTTGGCGCCACCCAACCCGCGCGGGTCCAGGTCCGCGGCCGTCACCGGCGGCAGCGCCTTGGCTTCCGGTACGGACGGCAGCGCGTTCCACAGACTCGAGATCGTGTCGAGCGGGCGCGCGGGGTCGATGACGATGTCGGGCGGCGCCGCGGCATACGGATCCGGAACGTCGAGCTTGGTGGCGTAGGGATCCGGAACGTCGAGCTTGGTCGAGTACTTTGGTTTGGGCTCGGCGTAGGGATCGGGGATGTCAAGCTCAACTGCCACCGAACCGCTCCTGGTAGGCCTTGCCGAGCTGCTCGTCGCTCATCTTCGACCCGGCGGCCCGCATCGTAGCCCGGTATTCGGAGACGTTCTTCGGCCGTGGCGGTTTGGCGCCAACCGGCGCGGCCGGCGCGGCGGCGGCGGGTGGTGCGGCCCCGGTCACCAGACCGCCCAAGTCAGACGAGGCGACCGGCGGCGCCTGGTCCGACAGCATCATGCCCGGCGTCGCCGAGCGGGCTTCCGGCGGCATCATCGACTGCGTGACGGCCGACGGCTGCTTGCCGCGCGCCGCGAGCCAGTCGGACGGCGCCTGACCGCCGTGCTTGGCGATCCAATCGAGTGCAGACTGATCGCCCGGCGGCGGGACCATCGCCCCCGGCGGCGGTTCTTCGCCGGGGTGGCCGACGGCCTCGAGCCATTTGCCCATCACGTAATCCGAGTTGCGCGCGTCCGGATCGCCGGCCGCGATCAGGTTCTGCTGGAGCTGGGTGAACGACGCCAGCTTGCCTGGATCGGTGCGGCGAACGCCCTCCGCGTTGGGCTCCCCGCCCAGATCGGTGACCATCGCCTCGCGTGACAGGTGCGAGGGCTTGAGCGAGGTGTCGGGCGGCTTGGGCTGCGTTCCCGGCTTGTACATGGGACTGCCGAAACCCAGTTCGCCGCCGACCTTCACCGGATGCAGAGGATCGCGTTTGTCGACTTGCCACAGATTGCCTTCGTTGTCGGTGAAGTTGTCGTAGAAGCCGGCCTTGTCGGAGCTGATGGCGGCTTTCGCGCGCTCGGCCTGCGCGTAGTGTTCGGCCTCGAGCGCCTTTTCCGCGCCGATCTTCGACTTGCCCAGTTCGGTGGTCGTGGCCGAATTCGTGCCGGGCGTCATGTACTCGTTGAACATCGTGTCGCCCTGCACGGTGGACATCGGCACCGCCTTTCCGCCGACGACGATCATCCCGCGCGAGAACCGATTCATGTCCGGATTCGCGCTGTTCGCCTGCGCCCAGAGATCCTTGATCTCCGAAAGCTTCTGCGCGCCGGCGCGATATTCGGCCATGCCGTTGAGCGTTCCTTTGTCCTGCAGGATCAGGTTGGCCAGGTCCGGGTCGGTGTCCATGTACTTCGCGGCCATGCTCTGCCGGCCGATCTCGGCGTCGCGCACGGCGCGCGCCTTCATCAGCGCATCCTGCAGCTTGACCTCGTTGCCCGCCCCGCCGACGAAGGCGTTGCCCGTCGCCGCGTCGCGCGCGGCGCCGCCGAAGATCATGTCGCCGATCGAGCTGCCCAGGCGGGAGTAGCCGGGGCGATCGCCCACGCCGCGATTGCGGGCCAGCTCGTAGGCGCTGGGCTGGTACAGGCCGCTGCTCGGCGAAAGGGTTCCGTACTCATCGTATCCGGCTGGCATGACACTCATCCCGTGGGTGCGTAGTAGTTGAACGGCAGGTTCCGCGTCGCCGCCGCGCCGTTGAAGTCGAAGATGTCAGGCAGGTTGTTGGTGAGGTTCGGCGCGGCTTCCCACGACCCGGTGCCGGGGCCGGTGGGAGCGGCGGCGCCAAAACCCGCCTTGGAGGCAGCGCCGGCGATGCTCGAGAACGCGGCCAGCTTCGGGTCGCCGCGGATCGCGTTGAGCCGCATGTTCGACAGGAACGTGTCGCCGCGGTTGAAGCGGCCGATCTGGTTGATGTCGGTCTTGTAGCGGCCCATCGTCAGCTGGTCGCGCAGGCGCTGCGCGAAGGGCGCCTGCATGTCGGCCATGTTGCCGGCCAGATCCTGGCCGTACTTCTGGACCCCCAGCGCCGTGTCCGAGCCGGCTTTCTTGAACGTGTCGGACACGTTGCCGGCCAGGCTGAACGGCGCGGCCGTCGCCGGCGCCTTGGACGCCAGCTGCCGGCCGAAGTCGGCCGAGATTTTCGCCCGGTCCTCCGCATCGGTCGACTTGCCTTCGGTCTGGATCAGCTGCGCGGTCTTGGCATCGGCCTCGCGCTGCTTGTCGGCCTGGCCGCGCAGCTGCATCGCCAGCTCGCTGTCCTGCTTTTTCGCGGTGTTGCGCTGGTTGATGTAGGTCGCGCCGGCGCCCGCCGCTGCTGTGGCAGCAGAGATCGCGAATGGCACCCAGAATGCTTCGGTTCCCATGTCGTTCTCCGATCAATACTGCGGCCAGCCAGAATAGGTGATGTTCTGCGGCTGCTGCTGCGGCGGCGGCGCGCTTGCCTGCGGCCCGAACATCGGCGAGTACAGCGACGTGTAGCCGTATTTCTGCCCCCGGCGCGCGGCCGCGGCCTCCTGCGAGGTCTGGTACGTGTTGCCCAGGTTGGTGAAGAGATCGCCCAGCGAGTTGGCCCCCGCGTCGGCCTGCGCGCCCTCGACGTTCGAACGCAGCGCGCTGGCGGCCTCCGAACTGGCCGACGTCGCGTCGAGCCCGCCCATCGCCATCGCGATCAGCTGCTGGCGCGTCTGCTCGTCGCTGCTCTTGAGGCTCGCCGCGGCGGACTGCCCGCGGCGTGATGCCTCGAGCAACGCCTTCTGGTAGTCCTCGGTCAACACCTTGCCCTTGTCCAGCTGCTCGGAGCCGCCGGAAAGGCCCGATCGCGCGAGCGCGAACGACAGTTGCCGCTGCGCTTCGGTGTTCTGCTTGTCGACGTCGCCGGTGTAGAACTTCGTCGTGGCGTTGCCGAGCGCGTCGTACTGCGCCTGGCGCGCGGGGTCATCGAACATCTTGTTGATCGCGCCGGTCGACTCAGCGATTTTCCGCTGGCGTTCGGCCTCGTTCGCGTCTGCCTGTTTCTGTGCGCTGCTTGTGCCGCCGCCGCCGCCCATCACGCACCTCCAGGATGCAACCGCTCGAAATGCGCGACGGCCTCGCCGTTGCGTCCGTAGCCTGCCCACACGCCGCACGGCGTCATCTTCAGGCCTTCGATGTACCAGTGGATCGCTTCGCCGCGCGAGGCCAGCGCGCTCGTCTGCAGGCGCCGCGCGCCGCCGTCGAAGAGGCCGTCCATGAGCCAGCGACAGCCCTTGGTGATGCTGCGCCAGTGGCGGTCCCAGCCTTCGTCGGTGCCGACCATCCACGACTGCCACACGCCGTCGCGGACCAGGTGGTAGCCGCCGGCGGCCGCGGGCATGTTGTCGTCATCCAGTGCGGTGAAGTGCGGCCCGCGCAGCGTCAGCGCAGCGAACTCGGCCCACGCCAGCTCGGGGTCGTAGACTTCGTGGTCGCTCAAGACCGCGAACTGGTGGCGCTCGTCGTCGCGGGCGCGCGCACACAAATAGTGCAGATGTATCAATTTACACCGGATGATGTTCGCCGGCGGGCGGGACACGACGACCGGGGGGGCGCGCGCGGTCACGACGTGAGCCTCTTGTCGGTGAGGTACAGGTCCGCCACCTGCAGCGACCAGCCCGAATCGTTCTGGAACACCGCGCGCAACGAGAACGACGGCGCCTTGACCTGGAAGGGGTACATGAGCCCCGGAATCGTGTCGGTCGCCATCTGGAAATACGGAGAGGTGAAGGCGTTCTTGTCGGTCTGGTCGTAGCCGATCTCCACGGAGTACGCGATCGCGTTCTGCATCGTCACGGCCATGTCGATGCCGCTCAGTTGCTTGGTCACGCCGGGCTGGCCGTCATCGAGCCACGGCCACTGCACGACCGAGTAGGTCTGCAGGTTGCCGGTCGAGATGGTGTCGATCAACGCCGTCGGATCGAACTGCCACACCTGCGGGACGCCCGCGCGCGTGCCGCGCATGTAGACGCCGTCGCCGGCGAGGCAGAAATTCTCGATCGTGAACTGCACCGCGTAGTGGCTCCAGGAGCCGACTTCGCCCGTGCGGCCCATCGTGTAGACGAACAGGCGCGTGATCTCGGTCAGGCTGAAGGACATCAGGTTCGGGTCGTACACCACCGCCCAGGTCGAGCCGGCCGTGATGTTGGCAAACGGCCCGATGGCATGCGGCGGCGCCAGGTCGTTCGTGCCGTCGTTGATGACGAGCGAGGCCGCCCCTGTCGCGGTGAAGTTGAAGGTGATCGTGTAGAAGGCGCCGTAGCGCAGGGTCGCGCCGGGGATGACGGCCGTGTAGGCGTTGCCGACGTGCGACGTGGCGGGGCAGGTGCCGCCGGATGACCAGAACTGGTTGTCGGCAGGCCAGCCGGGGAAGGCGAGGAAGTACTGGCCCAGCGCCGGGAAATAGCCGCCGATCGGCTCGACGTTGTTCGCGATCGCCCAGGCCTGCGCCACCTGCACCAGCGGGTCGAGGGGCATGCCGACATCGCCGGACTGCAGGTTGCCCGAACCGGCCGAGATGCCCATCGAGCGCACGCCCTGCGACGACAGGAACAGCATGTCGTCGTTGACCGACGCGATCGAGCGATGCTGCGAGCAGCCGACCGGGAGCGCGTCGAGCAGCGCCATGTTCGCCGGGTCTTCGTCCAGCTGCCACATCTGCAGGCCTTCGGAGTTCATAAACACGGCGTTGGAGCGATAGATGCCGGCGGCCAGGAACGGGTTGGTGCCGAACGCGCGCAGGCCGATTGGCAGGAAGCCGGCGTTCGCCTCGCTCGACCAGTCGAGCGGATTGGTCGTCGCCGAGAACGGCGCGATGTCACCGTCGAGCATGAAGATCTTCGAGGCCGCGGCAAACACGAATTTCGACTGCGGCGGCAGCAGCGGATTCTTCGGGTCGACCACCTGTGGCGTGACCGCGATCCAGTCCACGCCGCCGTTGAAGCTGCCGTCGTGCTTGACCTGTCCCTGCACGGTCGGCCAGACGGGCTCGCCGCTGCCGCTGGTCATCAGCGCCCGGCAAACCCACGTGATGGCGGTCGGTATCTGGGCCGACCAGGTGACCGTGTTGTCGTTGATGGTGCCGCCGACCGGGACCGACAGCCAGTCGGGCTCGATGCTCCCCGATTTGCCGGTGTCGGCCTGCTGCGCGAACCACAGGCTGGGGGCCAGGAAAGGCACCTGCAGGTAGTCCCAGTCGAAGTAGTCGACGTAGATCGAGTGGCCGCTGGTGTTGGAGCCGATGCAGCCAATCGCCACCTTGACGGCTGTCGTGGGTGCCTGGCCGAAGACGTTGATGCCGGTCCATCCCGGCGAGCCGCGCGTCAGGAGCGCGCCGTTGGCTGCGGCGCCGACCGATGTGCTGATGACACCGCCGCCTGAGTTGTACCAGGTCAGCGTCACCGCCATCGTCGCCGCGCCGACCGCGGTGAAGTTGACGACGGCGCTCGCATTGATCATCTGGCCGGGCGTGACGACAACCTGCAGGGTGTTGAGCAGCGCCTTGTTGCTGTTGCCGGTCGCCAGCATCGCCGACTGCGTGCCTGAGTACATCTGCGCGGTGGAAATGCTCCAGCCGGCGTCGGCGGTCCAGTTCGTGAAGCCCGACTCGAAATCCGGATTCAGCGGCGGGTTGGAGCTGTAGCCGTTGACGTGCGTGGGTTGCACCACCGAGCCCGGCGGGTAGGTGGTTCCCATCGTCCAGGGGTTGGCGCCGCGTGCCATCTAGTTCGGCCTGATCGGGTTGATGAGGCTGCTCTTGATGCCGGATCCGCCGGGGTTGCCGTAACGGCCGCCGGGATCGGTGCCGGGCGGTTGCGACGGCGGCGGCGCGGGGGGCTCGGGCGGCTGGCTGGTGGTGGTGGGGCCGCTCGAGGATTCGATGACGGTCGCGTACTCGGTCGTCGGCCACACCGGCTCGGTGTCGGTCGAGGTCGTCGGGCTCGTCGGCTGCAGAAACGTCGCGACGTACATGAAGCCGTTGTAGGTGGACGGCTGCACGCTGTCGTTGGTGCGGTAGCTGGTCAGCGGTTGCCACGACACCGGCGGCTTCTGCAGGCTCGCCTTGTAGTACAGGCCGTTCGGCACCGAAGGCGACACCAGCTCGTTGTCCTTGTAGATGTGGTTGCCCTGCCAGACCGGCGGGTCGGTGAGCCAGTAGTGGTAAATCCCCGCCGGCGTCGCGCCGTCGGCCGTGAATTCGGCCGTCACGAACAAGCAGCCCATGAAGGGCTGGGCGAAGTGGATCTGCTTGATCTCGCCGGCGTAGCCGACGACCGGGTGGATCAGGACGCGGTTGGTCGAGCCGGCGACCGCGGTGGCGACGTGCGCGGAAAATGTATAAAAAGTACCCTTGAACCAGACCAGCCCCTTGGACTTGTCGGCGACCTGGAACTTCCACACCGCCGGCGGTCGCGCGCGGGGGATCTTCGAGGCGTTGACGTAGCCGTTGTAAAGCTCGTACAGCGATTCGGGGCTCGCGCCACCTTTCGTCCGCAGGCGCGTCATGCCCGCCGACGTGGCATTGAGGACGATGGTCCTCATGGCGGCAGCGGCAACAGGATCGGCTGCACCGCGTTGCGCCGCACCGGCTCACCGGGAACGTAGCGCTGGCCCATGTGCGAGCCGGCGACGAGGTTGCCCAGGTACTCGTCGGCCTTGGCCTGCGCGTTGACGATGTCGAATTGAGAGAACAGCGGACGGCCGTCCAGACGTTTAAACGTCGCTTTGCATTCGGCCACGGCGAAGAACCAGATCGCCTGCCAGTCGATGGTCGTGCGGTCGGTGTCGGCCTCGAACACGAACGGCGCAAAGGATCCTTTGATGCGCAGCTTCCAGCCGGTCATCGCCGGCGT